TTAAAATGAGTGCTATGAATCGAAAGATGTTCTCCAACCGAGACGCTCGGACCAAGCTTGCCGGAATGGGAGGCATTCTTGCCTCTTCTCCAGAGCTTATGGGTGCAACCCAGCGGTTTGAAACGGCTGGGTTGGTAACCCCACGCGGTGTTCCGGACAGCCCAAGGTTGTCCGACAGCCTTGTTTCTCGGTCCCCTATAGTTTCAATCGGAGGACGTGGATTCTATGTGTCTGAGGACAAAAGGTACATCGTTGACGAAGAAGGCAACATGGTCCGCGATCCAAGCATACTGAACGCGGTGTTGCAGGTTCTTCAGAGAGGGCCTGTTCCTGCTCCTCCTCCTGCTGAAACTGCTGCTGAAACTGCTGCTGAACCTGTCGTCATCCCTCTCCCCTCCGAAACTCTTCCTATGAATACTGCTGCGGACTCAGGATTTGAAGGCGAGATTTTTGACAGTGCGCTTATGCGTGACACGCAGTTCCTGCCGCCTCAACCGGAACAGGGGATTGCGTCTGTTCTAAGCGACAGAGGAGTTCCTCCAGAAGCTACGGCCAATCGCGAAGCTGCGCTGTCTCGGTTGAAAGAACAGTTTTCTGAGTTGTCTCTCTTTCCTGAGCGTGATTCTGGAGAACTTGAAACAATTATTTTAAACCAACCTGACGCTGGGTCAGAGGTTCCAGTTAGGCAGCAAGGCCCAGACTTCCCGAGCTCTGGCCCACCGAGTTCAGGTTTTGCTTCCGCTTTGGAGCAAGCTCGGAACGAGAAAGAGTTTCAACGTCAGCAACTTATAGACGCTCAAGCTCGAGCCGAGGCCCTATCATACGAAGGTGAATTGGGAGGCGGTGCGTTTGGAGAACCTGAAAGCGGACCTGTGATCGCAGAAAGGTCTACGGCGACAGATCCTTTTGGCCCAGAGGCCTTGGCCGCTCGTACCGCGATGAAGGAACGGAAAAATCAGGAACGGCTTTCGGTAGACGCGAAGTTAGATGCCCGAGACGCAGCCGCCGTTGCACAACAAGAAGCTGCGGCTCAGGTTTCCGCAGACCGTCTTGCTGCCAGCGCAGGTTATGTAGGAGAAGACGAACCAACGTCCACTGATTTTAGCAGGTTTAATGACCCCGATCTTGAGAAGTTGTTATCTTTAAACCCAAGAAGCCCGAACCCTGCCTTAATCGATGAGATTTTAATGCGGTCCACTCCCCGCACAGAGGCGCTTGATGGCATTGACTCGGACTTCGACGCTGATCTTTCCCCTGATATGGTAGCCCAGCTTAACAGACTAGAGAAATTGCGCACTGCACAAGGTATCGCGGACAGGAGTAATCCCGTTGATCAGTTCTTGAGCGGAGCAAATCTTGTTGGCGGTGCTTTGGCGGACACTGTAGTTGCGGGCTCTCAACTTGGTCTTGAGGGCCTTGGTTACCTTAGTGGTGGTGGCGATGTCAGTGACTTTTTCTTTGATCAAGCCCAAGGGGCCAAAAACGTCAGAACCGGATTCCGTGGCGGTAAAAATCCTGACGCTGGCACAGGATTCTTTGATCTACAAACTAAAAACCTTGCGCCCCGATTATTTAACCCATCTGAAGGTCCGACAGTGGAAGCTGCGGATAAACTTAAACGCGCTGAGATTGAGCAGGATTCTATTCGAACCTATGCGGACGCTGTGCTTTCAGGAAACACTGACTTGTTTGCCGAAGGCTCTGTTGCAGGCGACGAAAGATCCGCGTTTTCTGAGTTAGATCGATCAAGCCCCGTGGACATTGGCCTGTCGCCAAATGAACTGGCAGCAGAAGAGTTTTCTCAGCGACCCGACACACAAGACCCATTAACAGATGAACGTCTTATTGATATAGTAATGGCAGCGTCAGCGGATGGCACACCCCCTGTGGACACGGGTCTTTTGCCGAACGAACTTGCGGCAATCGCCGCAAATAACACAGAGTTGGGTTATACGGACGATCAAATGGGTTTGACTACTGGGTTTGAGCAGCCGTATCTTACGGACGATGATATGGGTTTGACTACGGGCCCTGACTTTAAATACGTTGCTCCGACTCTTGACGGTACATCAGGACCCCAAGTAATTCCAGATGCAAGTACGGAGAAGCCTACTGGACCTGGATCAGGGCTGGACTTGTCTGGCACCCCAGAAGTTTCAAACGCTGCAACGTTTGCTTCAGACGCGGTTGATTTGTATGATTATATAACTGGGAGCATTGCAGACAATCTTAAAACCTCACCCTTTGATGAGACAGAGACAGAGACAGAGACAGAGACAGAGACAGAGACAGATGCAGATGCAGATGCAGGTACAGGTACAGGTGCAGGTACAGGTACAGTCGATGCAAAAACAGTTGACCAGATCGTAGGAGAGTTAGGTTTAGATGCTGAGGATCCTGGCAATGTGAATACCACTCCTCGCGGGTCGGAATTTGAGGTTGTAAAACCAACTGCCATAATTAAACCGGGGGCAGCAGTTGATCTTGCCGAACAAGTTACTAAGGACCCAAACAACGCAAACAGAATAGTGTCTGGCGCGGTCTTGGACGGCGCAGGGATTGACACCACGGGAATGGACATCAAGCAGCGTACTGTTGCTATGAAAAAAGTCTTGTCCGATCTTATGGGCAAAACCCCAGATGACAAAAAAGAAGAGTTCTGGATGAACATGGCTATGATGGGCTTCGCAGTCGCAGCAGGGGAAAGCCCTGACGCTCTGAAGAACATTGCGGACGGCATGCTTGCAGGCTCGGCAACAATCCAACAAGGCAAAGCCTCCGACAAGAAACTAGATCAAGACATCACGCTTGCTGCAATCAACCAAGTCTTCTCTGAAGATGCGGCGGCGGCATCTCAGGCCAGTGCTGAGAGAATTGCAGGGATGAAAAGCGACGGCAGCGGGTTTAGGAATCTCAGAAACCCAGAAGAGTTTAGGCAAAACCGATTTACCGACTTCCTCCAATTTTATAACAACAGCCTTACTAGTCTCCCCAATTTCGGCCCCCCCAAGGATGCCCTTGCAGGAGAAACCAATATTCAATATGCAACTCGTCAGGCTGATGCTGCGTATAATGCAATGATTACGGGAGCGGTACCTACGGTTGAAGGTAAAAAAATCCTGACTGAAGAGTCCGGACCCACCGAAGCAGAGATCCGTGCTGCCGCCGCTGCAAAACTCAATATGTAATGGATAAGGTGTTTTAATGGACTCATACGAAACCCTGAGAAATAGAGCTATCGACCTTGAGTTGGAAGGAGATTCCACCCGAGCGGGGCAAGTGGCGGCGCAAGCACGGGCCCAACTAAAATATGAAGAGTTCCGAGAACAAGCAATCGACGCGGAACTCGGAGGCAACTCAGAGGGCGCTCAAGAACTAGCCGAACAGGCACGGGCATCCATTGCCCCGTTTGAAAAAGGTGTGTTTCAAGACTTGGGCCAAGGCATTGGCGCAGGGGTCGTGAACATTGGTCAGGGCCTTGTCGAGCTTGGAGCGTTGGGCGTGGACGCAGCGTTAGATACGGACTACACCCAAGAGGTAACAGAGTTCTTTGAAGACAGCAAAGAATACCTCAACCTAACTCCCACCGGAACCGCGGGCAAAGTGGCCGAGGGCATTGTTACATTTGGCTCCGCTGCAATTCCTGTCGTGGGTTGGTTGGGCCGAGCAAACGCCGCTGCTAAAGGGGCGAAGGTAGTCCCTGGGGCCAGCAAGTTTGCTCGTTCTGCAGAAGCTTTTGGAAAATCCGCTGCGGGAAAAACCATGCTTGGCAACCGTGTTAAATTAGCGGGCTCCACGGCCCTTGCTACTGGGGCAGCGGATATCTTTGTGGCCCCATCAACCTTTAATACTATGTCCGACAGCTTCGATGCGTTACCGGATGCGCTAAGAACGGAGAAGGATACAGGCCTTACAGGTTCTGACGAAGCATTCCGTATTTTTCGCAACAAATTTAGAATAGGCGTCGAGGGGGTAGCGGCTGGTGTGGCAGTTGAGGCCGCGATGCCTGTGATTGGAGGCCTCCTTCGGTCCCCCGCATACATCCCTGGTGTTCCTAAAGCCGCTGCTGTTATCACTCGTGGCTTTGACAAGGTTGCTGAGAAGTTATCTGGCGGAGCTCTTCAGAAGTATTTCTCTTCAGCAGGGCTCTTGCCTAGAGAAATATACGAAGGCATGGAAGACGTAAAAGGATTTGTTGACGCCACCACCCGTGATGCAGAGAAACGATTCCAAGCATTCGAGATGGCAGTCAAAAAAACGGTCAAAAAAAGCAAGCTGTTTGGCCGAGGAAAAGAAGGCATTGAGACAGCTTACAACGATCTGCAAAGTTTTCTGATCGGGACGCTTGACGAAGCAAAGTACGCAAAGAAATATGGGGCCCAAGTTTTATCTGCGGCAAAAAACATGCGGCAACAAGTCGATGGCTTGACCGATGTTTTTATGCGGAGTGTTGAAGACGCCCCCGACAACGTTTTGAACGCGACTCAAAAGACAGCTTTGGTTCGCCAGTTCTCCGACAACCAAGGTAAATATCTGCGTCGGATGTACGAAGTGCATCTAAGACCAGAAGAATTTCAAGTTGACATGAAGCTGTACCAAAAAGCGGTCAACGAAATTGCAGCGTCTATCTCTAAGACCAGCAAAGAAGACCCTGAGACTATTGTTCAACAGGCCACAACAATAGTCAACAAGGCTCTTGGCAAGCAAACAACTGAAGCTGGGATAAAAACAGATGAGGCTCTTCGTGCATTAAGTATCGGGGTTAAGAAGGCGAACAAAGGTGCAAACGGTCAACCCGTTCCACTGTTTAAAATTGCTGAAGGAATGTTAAAAAACAGAACAATCCCAGAGAATGCGTACACGCTTAGAGAAATGATGGGTGAAATAAAAAGCCCCAAAGAACTTTACTTTCGCACTGTTGGCGACATGTCCCAGACTATTGCAGCAAACCAGTTTTACCGAGGCTATGCTAATACGTCTATGAAGAGTATGGATGATCTTGCGACAGCTACGGCAAGACCTCTTGCTATTGACGGCAGATCAGTAGCGGGGCCGGAGCAAGAGAAGTTGCTGTTGGAAAACGGTTATGTGCGGCTTGGAGAGTTTGCAACAGACGCACAAAAGAAAGATATGGACCTAGCGCAGGTAGCTTTTGGTGGAAAATATGGTGCGTTAACAGGTTCTTATGTGCCCGTTGAAATAAAAGATTCTTTGACCCTAGCTTCTCGGACTCAAGATCCGATGCAAGAGTTGTTGGCTGTTGCGTTGCAGGCTAAAGGGTTGTCTCAAATGAGTAAGACGGTGTTAAACCCACTGTCTCAAATCCGTAACTTCCACTCAGGTATCTTCATGCTTGGGGCCAACGGCAACGTTGCTCGGGACATGAATTTATTTGAAAGCGCCCGTTTAACCACAGGACGATTAGCTGATATGGCCGACGAAGAGTTTGCTGATACATTTAACATGCTTCAAAAAGCTGGGATTGTGGACCAGAACTATGTGGTCAATGAGTTTAGAGAACTTTTAAAAGAAGGCGCAGACCTCAAGGTTGCAGGGAAAGTGTCTGACATATCGGGGAAGCTTGTTAATAGTATTCCGTTCGTCCAGCCTTTGATTCGAGGGGCGCAAAACGTTTACTCTGGGACAGATAACTTCTGGAAAACTGTAGGCTATTCCGGTGAAAAAGCTAAGTACACAAACGCTCTTCGTCGTGGAGGCGTGACCCAATTGACAGGCGAGGCCCGCCCGTTCTCTGGATTCTACACCGCAGCAGTTACAATGGATGATGTGGCGGAAGAGTTTACTCGGGCGGGCCTCGCTGCTCGGACCACGAACGTCACAAAAGACATGGATTTTTTAGACCTGATGTCAACGGACATCGTCAAGTCTACGATGCCAACATATAGCCGAGTCCCTCAATCCATTAAAATGATCAGACGTATTCCGTTTGTAGGAAACTTTATGGCTTTCCCTGCGGAAATACTGCGGACAACTACAAACATTACCCGTCAAGGGCTGCGAGAGTTAAGTTTCAAAGTAGACCCAAACGGCACCTTGTTTAAAAAACTTGGGCCCAAGAATGTCAAGTCTCTTGAACGCCAAATTCGAGCAATCGGAGCCAAGCGGTTAAGCAGTTACATTGGCATGGCATACGCTACCCCTGTCGCTATTCAGAAAGCGGCGATGGAGATGACTGAGTTTACTGAGGAGCAAATGGAGGCGTTGAAGCGCATGACTCCATATTTTATGAAGGGCAACATTGTTGCTCCGATCAGGAATCAAGAGGTCAACGGCAAGCCTCAAGTTGATTATATTGATCTAACATACATGATGCCTTATGACTTCATGCTAGCCCCCGCTCGAGCGGCTATGCAGGCGTACTCTGAAACAGGGCTGGTCACAGACTCTCAGTTGAAACAAATCTCAAATGGCATGGTGGCTGCGATGTCTACGTTCAGCGAGCCTTTCTTGTCTGAAGGATTGTTGTCTGAAAGAATTGCAGACGTAACACTTCGGGGAGGTGTTTCTAAAACGGGTGCAAAAATCTTTGTTGAAGGGGAGAACTCTTTGGACCGCAGTACAAAAACAATCTTGCATATCCTTGGGGGCTTTACTCCCGGCGCGGTGGAAATGTTTTACAGAGAACGTCGAGGTGAGTTAGAGCCGGGTCGGATAACCAAAGCGGTCACCGGAGAGGTTGGAAGGTACGGGGAAGAATATACTCCTGCAGCAGAAGCCGCTAGTATTATGACAGGTTTCCGTGAAATGAAAACGGATCTTGCCGATAAGTTTTACTACAAAGGCTCAGAGTATACGAGCACACGAACTGCTCTTGGTTCGTCCTTCAAGTCGTTTGCAAAAAGAAACGATGTTACTCAAGAGGAAATTATTGCTCGGTACAAAACGGCAAACAATGACTTGCGGTTAGCCCAAGCATCGTTGTACGCGGACGTACAAGCGGCTAAACTATTGGGTCTAGATGACCGTCAAATCTATCGTCAACTTTCTGAAGGCAGTAAGATGGGCAAAGAAGAAATCGGAATGATTTTAGCCAATAAATTTAGACCTATTGTAGTGTCTGAGGACTTGATGAAAAGCATTATTATGGAGACTGTGGTGAAAGACCAACGAAGAGTTGCGGAAACTTTACCTATTAAAGAATTAATGGAGCAATATCGCGACACCGTAGCCACTCAAATAACTCCACAGGGTCGAGCGCCGCAACCCACTCAGTCTTTCATTGACACAGCTACGTCCACGGTCAGCGGAGCGGTAGACGCGGTCAGCGGTGGCGCAGAGAACTTGTTGCAACGTGCTCGGACCTTGGCCCCAGGTCTTTTAGGTGACCCGAAGAACCAAGATATTATAGACCGAGCTAACCAACCCGGTCAGTGAACATTGATAGATACCTCGACACCGTTGCCACCAAACAGGCGAACCAGTTCGTCACAAGCGGCCTCGGTTTCTTCAATAACATCTTGATCATGGGTCAAGGCGGCTAGGTTCAGGGTCACTGCAATTAGGTCAAGCAGCGAATCGATCTGCAACTTGTGCATTTGCCGAAAGCCCAAGGCTTTTATGTCTTCTACCTGCATTATTCTATTTCTCCCCAATCATCTTGAATATCAACATCGATTTTAGATGGAACCTTTAGCGGGACTCCGTTCTCCATGATCTCTTTGATCTTGGCCGTCTGCTCTGGGTTATCTATGTTAAAGCATAGCTCGTCGTGTACCGTTAGCATAGGAGTATATCCCTCGCTGTAACAATCGAGCATGGCCCTCTTGGTTTGGTCCGCCGCCGATCCTTGGATCAAACGGTTGAGTGCTTTGTATGTGAAGGCGCGGCGAATACCCATGCCGTTAACTCCCGCATACTCTTTCAACGCATCCTCGTGTGGCAGGGGCTTGCCTGCCCCGAAAGTCGTGGGCTCCCAGAGGTGGAAGCGGCACAGCCGACCCAACACCGTCCGGATTTGCCCTGAATGCGCGGCCCTACGAGAGGCCATCTCGGCTAGGGCTTTAACAAACGGCACCATCTCACGGTGCTGTCGTAGTAATTTCTTCGCCTCATCTGGATCAACGCCCAGTTGATCCGCTAGCTTTGCCACGCCCATGCCGTACATAATACCGAGGTTCACGGCCTTTGCTTCCTTGCGCTTGATCCCAGCTAGGTCAGCAACAATCTGGTGGAGGTCTACATCTGCGGTGTTGTACTGGTGGACAATGTCCGCAAGCATGTCTTGGCCTTGGATTTCCCCAACGCTGGCGGCGAAGTGTACGAGCAATCTTGGTTCTTGGCTAGAATAATCGAACGATCCCCACTTGTACCCTTCTTCTGGGATGAACAGCCCACGGATTAGCTTCTTGATGTCCTTGTCCCGTGCCGGAATCTGCTGGAGGTTGGGGTTCGAAGAGGAGAATCTACCCGTGACCGTTCCCCCCTCATCCCTGCGAGTGGAGTGGAGCTCCGTGTGGATGCGCCCGTTAGTCTCGTGCCGCAGGATGCTGTCGATGAACGTGCTGTCAGCCTTGTCAAACTCGCGCAGCTTGACCAGCTTCTGGCATATCTCGGACGGATGGTTGTTCAGATACGCTTTGTTAAACGATGGCGCACCCCTCTCGGTCCTTGGGTACTCAAGGCCAAGCTTGTCAAACATCTTAGCGATGGACGCAGAGGCCCAGATATCTACCTCAAGGCCCGCTTCTTTCTCGATCTGCAGACGCATCTCTTTCGACTTCTTGCGGATCAGCTTCTTATTCCGATCAGCCTTGTCCAGATCAACGCGCACCCCGTTGCTTCGCATGTCCAACAAGCAAGGGATTAGTTTGGTTTCAGTGTTCCAGATGTCCCACAGCTTCTGCTCATCCAACTGGATTTTCAGGGCCTGCCAGAGTTTCAATGTGGCTACAGCATCGCGCTCTGCATAGGCCCCAACATACATCGGGGGCAACTGCCACATATCTGCCTTGGGATCGATGCCCCACGCCGCTGCCGCTGCCTTCAACATCTTCTCGTCTTTGCGTATCCCAGCATAGTCTCGGGCCATCGCATCAAGGCCAAAGGACCAGCGGTTCTCATCCACCAGAGCGCCTGTAATCATGGTGTCGATCATCCGACCCTTGATCTCTACGCCCTCGGCCCGCATCCAACCCGCATCGTAGGTTGCGTTGTGCATGATTACGTCCATCTCAGGGACAGCCATCTGCTTCTTCAGCCACTTCAACGTGATCCTTGGATCCAGGTTGTGTCCATTCTCGTGGCGGATAGGGAAGTAGCCCTTGTACTCACCCGCTGCGACAGCAATCCCGATGATGTGCCCGTCTTTCCTAGCCCAACCTGGGCCTAGCGTCTTGATGTTCGGGTCCTTGGTTTCCAGATCAACGGCCACTTCTTTGTAACCTGTCAGGTCTGGGTACTCGGGAATGTTCCAGTCAGAGTCGATCAAATCCATCTCGCCCTTGAACTGGTGGTGCAGGTCGCTTCCAAATAAGTTCTCTGGCATCAGGTATCTTTCTTCAAATAGTTATCCAACCGACTCTGTATCTCTTTCTCTTGGTCAGTAAACTCTGAACCCAAGGCACTGTATCCGCACTTGTCCACCCATGAGTCTTCTTTGTCGAGGTCGTTAAGGAGCCTTGCTGTCTTCAACCAATCCATCATCAGCGCAACGTGCCGCTCGGTCACATGACCGTGGGTTACCATAGCCTCTTTGATAATAGCGTTCCAGCCCGTGGCTATGCGGGAGAAGTTCTCGAACGCATCCCCGTAGTCCTTGGCCCTCTGTCCATTGATCAGTTCTTTTGCTGTGTCTAAGACTTTATCACGTTTCATAATGTGTACCTGTATTTGTTATCGGTTTGTAATATGTAGAGCGTGTGTCG